GTGAGTCGTAATGTAAACTCTTAAAACTCTAATTTTCACGGGCTAAGGCCCCACTGGAAAGGACGTAATCCGTGTGCACAGGTGTGTGTGCGGAACCGGACTGGAAGGTGGGTTAACCTGGACTAACGATCCAAGCCTGGGCAGACGGTGGGAAGGACTTCGGTAGATCACCACCTCAGCTGCCGGTTTTGCTGGTTTATGCACAAGCCATAGGGAAATCATCCTATGAGTTATCCTAAAACCAGACGGTTGCAACGTGCCGAAACGACTAACGCGAGGGTCGAAACGTGGGCGCTGACAAGTTCGCCCCTAGGTTGTGGCTTTCCTTGGCAACAAAAGCCGCCCTGTCCTCTCGAGGATCCTTTGGAGCACTCTATGAGTCTATTTCATGTGGAAGTACTAACTGGTAGACGCTTGAATAGATATAGCTCGCAGGACTGACCTCGACTTGGATGGGGCATCAAACCAAACCATGTCAAATGAACACAAAAACAAAACTATGGCTGGCAACCAACTGCCAAACACATTCGCTCCGCAGAGAGCCACCGCAGCATCACGCGAATTTGAAGCGACTGAACAAGACAGTAAGTCCCCCGCACTTCTCCCGGGATCTAAGGAGTTTTTATATGGGCCGGAACCAATCCCGACGGAAGCCGCCAGCAGGCGAGGCAACAACGCCCAGACTAAGTATGAACAAGCTATTCGTAAATTACACGCTCTTGAGGTTCCGACAAAGAGCGATTTGTGCAAAGCTGCCTCCGTCAATCAACCAGGGAGGCCTCAGAAATCATCTTATAATGAGTATATTGAACGCGTTTTCTTCTGTTCAAATTGTGACAATCACCACTTCTGGACACACCAGGTTCTTAAAAAATTTCCAAACACCAATGTTGTCCATGGAGACATCCCTGGTGAGCGCTGCGATCAATATTATGGAAAAATTTGTCTTTGTCACACAGATTTTGATTCAACTCTTGGCTTTCCTGGTGAAGGGCCCCCAAAGAGCATTAACGATAGGAGAACCAGTAATGGGGCTGCAAAGAGCAAAGCGATTCCTATCAAGAAGGTCAAGAAGGCTATTAAGGACAACGCTATTGATGAAGGCGAGAAAAAGGAACTCGGACCTTCTAAACATCGTCGCGGTCATTGTCAACACGATTACAATGACTATGGATTTTGCAGAAATTGTGATAAATATGCAACTGACGTAGGGCGCTTTTGTGAGGTCCATGATTGCTACCATTATGAAGACGTCGATCACTCAAGTAAAGAGTTTGATTCGACATTGGGGTATCCTGGTGAAGGACCCCCACGCGCCAAGTCTAAATCTAGAAAATCGAGGAAAAGAGCTACTAGCAGGCGCCGAAGAAGGACCCCAGCTCCCAGACGTAGGAGAGTTACTAATAAGAAGCGAACCCGTAGACCAGGTAGAGGGGGGCCTCGCAATTCAAGAATGTCCTCACAAGTGTCCGCCCCCCCCACGGCTTTCGGTTACGCTTACAAACAGGAACAAAGGGCAGATAAGTGGCAACTGGAAGTGGGTATGGAGTTGTTGGACACTATAGAGTACAAAGGAGGGCCATCCTACTGGACCCCACGCACCTATTATATCAACCCAGGACTACAAGAAACTTTTTCTAGACTACCAGCAATAGCAAACACATTTGAAGAATGGATGGTAGAGGATTTGCGTATAGAGGTAGCCCCGTCAGTAGGAACTGGGGTGTCGGGTGACATGTGGGCAACTTGGGTCACCGACTCAGAAAACCCCACTTTTGCCAATGCCAAAGAACAAGAGCAGTATGCGGGAACACAGTCATTCCCAGTTTGGGATCGTAGGAGAGTAATCATCGCGCCAAAAGTGAAACTACAGACTAGATTGTTGGTGCGCAATGAGGGACTACAACCCAACCAAGACTTACATTTTTACGACCCATTTAAATTGGTGATTTCAACGGATAGACTGGGTGTTGAATCAGGAACTTTAGTGGCCCGTGTACACATTATGTATAAAATTAAATTTAGAGTGCCAAAAGCACCCGCTATCGGAGGAGACAGTTACATGGGAATGTTCTCCTACACTGGGCCTAGCACAGATAATGCTTATTACATTCCACCCACAGACCCAGACGCAACATTTGTGCCGACACCAGGACCAGATCCATATTCTTTCAATGCCGGAGACGTAATAGTGGACAACAGTTCAGCCTATACCAAGGTTTTAATGTATGCTCCTTCGGCAGTAAAATTAATCAACTGGTTCATGAGTTTGCGCTTTACGGAAATTACTGGAGCTACTGAACCCGGCTTTCTTTTTACCAATTTCTTAGCCGGAGTGTTTCCGAATGGTCAAAGTATGGCCGGAACCAACGCCCAAAACTGGGGCTACTCAGCCTATGAGGAACAGAAATTCTCGGGCGACAGTGTTTGGAGTATTGTTTATGGGGGTATGGGATCGGTTATTGACGCTGCGCTACCAATAGTCATAACCCTCTTCACCTTTTCTGCCGCCGCTGGGCCTGCGGGCGGCCAGAGGTGGTTGAGGGCGTTCTTTCAGCCAGTGACTGATCGTACCTATGCCTACATGACTAAAACTATATCCACACTATCAAATGTCAAAATGCCCAATTTGAAACTTACAAAAGAAGAGATAGTGTCAATCCATAACCACTCTGGAAGGCTGGCTGAAAAATATCGAAGAAAAGGTATAAATCATTTGGTACATAATGGACAATATTATTATGGAAAATCTAGAAGCTTCGCTAGCGCAAAAACCGCCACCTACGACCATTTGTATCTTATGCCAGACGAAGGGGAAGAAGAAGAAGAAGAGTCAGAGGAAGAGAAAGATACACCCCCACCGGAGCAGAAGAAGCCTAAATCAAAGGTTAAACCACTACACAAAATCGACGAAGACATTAAGGCTGACTATGTTGTTACAGGGGATGAACAAACTTCAACAGAGGAGCTAACAGATATGTTTAAAACGCTGGACCTCTCGAATCCAAATGAGCTAATTCTGGCTAAGTCCATTACTAAAGAATTATTAAAGAGACAGCCTAAAACTGTCCATAAGAAATCAAGTTCAGCTAAAGGCTCGACTGAACACTTGGAAAAGACACACACAAAGAAATTTGACTCTACATTGGGATACCCTGGAGAGGGGCCCACCTGCTTACTCTGTAAAAGCAAAATGCTACCTAGAAATTGGTATGGACATATAGATGATTGTTTGAGTGAGGTTAAGTACAACCCCAAACTGCATTACACTTTAGCTGACAAGAAGAAGGGATTAAAAGTTAAAGTCACGTGCAAATCTTGCGACAAGAAAATGCCAATTTGGTACCATAGATACCATTTCAAAACATGTGAAACCATGCCTGGACCACCAGTAAAAGAAAGAGCTAAGAAGTTGGTCTTAAAGGGCTACGATGTGGTTGCTGATGCGGCTTCAACAGTCCCCACTTCAGCGCGCCGTTTGGGTCAGGTTATGGGTCATTTAGGGGAAGCTATCAACCCATGGAGTAATGACAGTTTGGGCAGACAAACCCCTTGCCCATATTGCGACGAACAGGTTTACTCGGAATTATTGGACGCACATAAAGCAGGATGTATAATTAAACAAATTTATGATGTTGTCTCGGATCCAATGTCAATGTACCCTGGTCAAGAGGCAATTGAACTGGCAGAGGAAATTGAGGACTATGAAGAAGACAATTCAGAACCACCAAATCCAAAACTCAAACCATTCAAACGCAAATTTGATTCGACTTTGGGTTACCCTGGCGAAGGGCCTCCAAAGAAGCGTGATGAGTGTGGGAGGTGTGAGAGCACCGACCACAAATCTAAAGACTGTCCAGCAGCTGCCATCGCACACACATACAAATTGAGGGGGTTGGAGTTGCAACGTATTTACGATATAGTTGGCGGTAGAGTCAAGATGGAATATCAAGACGCCATGGACTACCCTGCTCTGGCCACCTGGATGAAGAAAGAAAAGAAGTCGACAACTGGCGTATCCGACATTAGTAGGGCCAAAGAAAAGAAACGAGAAGAAAAAGCAGCGGCTATGAATAGCACTCTACAGAATGTTGCACACATGCATCCTGCACCGCTCATTAAAGCTGATCCTAGAGAGCCTCAACCAGAGCCTAAGCATGTGACTTTTGCTGATAAGAGGTGGGATATACCAAAAGAGGTTAAATTGAGGGAACACAAAGTTTGTGAGTTTTGGAGACAGGGATCATGCACTTATGGATCGAGCTGCCGGTATTCCCACGAGGAGGATATAGAATTGCCAATTATGAACTCTCTTGATCCACGTTCAAGCTCCACTTTACTGAGTTCACAACCAGTCACAACTGGCCCACCTATCGTAACACTACCTGCAGCACCTGTACCGTTCGCATTACACAAACGTCCCGTACTTGGACCTGTAGCTACAGCCCCTTGGGCTTCACCACCCATACCGTTAAGTGGACCACCGCCACCACCTCCAAGACTGGCACCTCCTCCACCACCTCCTGGAGGTGGCGGGGGTCCAGGACCTGGTGGTGGGCCACCCCCACCTCCTCCTCCTCCTGGACCAGGAGGGCCATTAGCACCCCCAGCAATTCCACCCGTTGGTGTGGTGCCGCCACCGCCAGCTTGGGCTGCTGCAGTATTAAGATATCCTAAGTTACGCAATGAAATATTTAACATGTTCTGTGCCAGACTGCAAGGAAAGAATTTAAGTAGCCATGCTGATCGTACAATAGTGTATAATTATGGTATCAATTCGGGGCTGTTTGTAGAGCTCGACGACCTAATGGACACCCTTGCAATAGTTAGGTCGACTTATGATGAATACACTGATATATTTTGGCAAGCCGTCAACCATACTGCACAGCGACGACAAGGAGACGCATTTGCTTGGGTAAATGGTGGTCATGCGAGGGCTATATTCAATGCATTGGTAGCCGCTAGATTGCCATATTGGGATCAGACCATTGATGGGCGTAGAGTGGCTATGGCAAATCCTTTTGCCTCCTTGTTTTTAGAAGCACAACCAGCCTTGGGTGAAGCTGTCGTTGGGCCTGTTACTTACGTTGGCCTTTTTGCGTTGGTAGCCATTCGCACTTTGTTTTTAGCATGGCTTGAAGAAAAATTGAAGGCGGTAGTCACTCTGTTGATATTTAGACTATTGCCAGTGAAAGTAGTTTCAGCTGTTGCTTCCTCCAGCATAGCTGCCTTACTATTTAGCATGGCAGAACACCGTTTTAATGGCGATTCAACCTTCAACTTCTTTTACCGATTTTTAGCACACTGGCTGCTGACGCATTCCTGGGTTTCAGGAGAGAAAAAGTCGTCGCTAATCTTACACTGCGTCAACAATTTGATAATGTCCTTCTTTAGACTAAATGCGTGGCGCCTGCAGCTGTTTCCAATCAGAACGTATGAATCTATTTGTCTGGCTTATCAGCCAGTGAAGCCAACCCGCTTACAAACCAATGTAGGACCACTAACTTTCACCTATAAACAAGGTATACCTAAATGTCACCCCACTATAGTTAAACAATTCTTTGGTGTTAAGGGGATCACAGCCAACATTTATTCCTCATGCATCCATAATGAGGGTCATAGCGTTCGGGGCAGGGTAATGAAATGGATACCACAGCATGACTACCCAAACTTGGTCATCAAAATGTGGGATTTGGCCATGCATATACACTTTGACAGATTTGCACGACATGTAAGAGCTGTCAACCTCCCGATGAGTGAGGAGGAATGGATAAACAAATTGGACCCAGCTAAGAAGCGTATGTATAAAGAGATTGCGGCAAACTTTGAGATGCAGATTGTGCGCCGACCTGACTATTATGATAAGAAACCAATTGACGACGCCCCACATGACATTGGCTCATGTTTTATAAAACGAGAGTTTGCTTTAAGGCCCGATGATTCAGCCGAGCCATACAAGGACCCCAGACAAATACAAGGTGCCCCGCCCCAACTGATCCTTAGAACAGGCCGATTTGTAAAGGCCCTAGCACTCAACGTGGCCGCGGGCTACACCCCTGGTGATCGGGACAATCATTTTGCAGTACCCAACCTAATTGCAGAGCAGAAACATTTAATTTACACCAGTGGCTTGACAGGCGAACAGATTGGCAAAGCTTATGCGGAATGTTTAGGTGCTATTAGAGCCATGAAGCGACTCCCTGGAGACAGAGTAGTTATACTAGAAGACGATCAAAGCCGCTTTGACATGCACATGACATTTGGACCTTTTAACTTCCTTCGAGAATTCTATAGATCAAAGCTACCAAGGAGAGTTGCATCGCTCCTTACCAGAAAGGACACAATAAAGGGTAGAACACACTTGGGTTCAAAGTTTAAAGTGATTAGACAGATGCAATCGGGGTGGCCTGACACATCATTAGGGGACACATTGGTAAATGGATTTATGAAGTTTTATATCCATGGTCCCGGCCGCCCTTGGGTTACAATATTAAGTGGAGATGATAGCGTCACTGTAACCCTACAAAGTGAAATCGACGCTCTAGGTGGAGTGGAGGGCATTATTTACAGGTACGCCCTCTTCGGTATGGAGGTAGAGGCCAAAATCCATTGCGACCCCTTGAAGGTGGAATTTTGCTCCTCCAGTTTTAGACCTAGCGACAGTCATGGCTATATACTAATGCCAAGGACAGGCAAGTTAATTGCAAGAATTGGCCATGACTTTGAATTGAGATCGCCCGAAAGGCAAAGAGAGCAGTTAGCCTCAATAGGACACACACTGCGGCACTATGGTGCATATGATCCTCTCTTTGATGCTATGGGTAAAGAACTTATGCAATTTGGCCCTGGAAAATTAGACTTGACGGAATTTCAGATCCGTTTAGAGGGCAATGCAAAAGTGTCAGACTACGACATCTATACATTCTATGACCACAGATATAATTTAAACAGTCAAGATGTCAAGGATCTCACCGCCATCACTGCCAACACATACGGGAAAATTCACGACGATTCCCGTTTGGTCTCAATGGCATTGATTGACTGCTAGGCTAGAATTAAAGGCCCCCAGTGAACAACGAATGTCGAGGTAAAGCTACTGGGAATTGTTCTGAGAGACCTACGCCCTCTTGCTGGGCTGACCTAAAATCTGAAAAACTTCAAATAGCAAGGCCTGAGTACAACTGGCTTAGAGAATCGTGTGGGGGGCATTAAATACTCACAGAAAAGTATGG